TTGTAAAAAGAGTATTGGCGGATAAGTGCTTTTCTTTCAAAATTGAAGATGCAGAATAATACAATAAAATAAGTGAGATATGAAAGAAACAGTCAATACACCTCTTGAAGTGGCCAGGCATCTGGTAGAGGATAGAGTTCGACAATATAATGATGGTTCAATGCCGCAAGATCGCACAGTATGTGGAGCCACAGAAGTTGTTTATATTCGGAAAGACCTTTTAAGTCTATTACGAGAGCATCCCCACTTGGCAGGGACTGCGGTACCGGCTTGCGAATTTGAGCAACTCGGCAAAACGCTGACAGGTCTCGCTTATATTTCTCGATATAGCTGGGTTCGGTGCAGTCTGGAATCAATATTCTTATAACATACTTCATCATGTGTTCATTTTAGAAAACGCAACAAATATAACAATTTATAATATTAAAAACAAGTGAGATATGAACAAGAGGTACATTCACATTACGAAAGCTGACCGCGACTTTATCGCAAAGGCGCTCAACGTGACAGAGAAGACTGTTTATAATGCTATCCGGTTTGATGACCGTCGTGGCAACTCCGAACTTTCTGCAAAGATCCGTAAGTTGGCCATGGACCGTGGTGGTATTGTAATGGTTGTTATTCCGGAGGTAGAGGTATTCCACGACTATGACAAAGTGTCTCGTCTGTACTGTCCCAATGGTGCTCTGATAGAGCTTGACCGTAAGGATGGTAGCGGCCAGGTAATATTCAAAGGTGAGACTGTGAAAACCTTTGAGCATGTAATGGTTTCGGAGATTGACCACATTAAAGCGTTTGCATCGGCATTGAGATAGGAGGCGGCTATGTTGGTGTATTACGGTAACATACAGTGTATTTCTGCACGTGAGCTCATAGATGGCGGCTATATCACCGAATCCTGCTACAGGAACTGGGTGAACCGTGGCCGTATCAAGGTGGTGCGTCGTGGTGGAGGTGCTGCTGGAAATTGCGCGTTGGTCGCCCTCAATAGTCTGCCTACCGAGTGCCTGGAACGGGTGAAGGAAGACAATCCCGGTGGAACAGAGCAGGCACTTCGCCACTGGATACTATCAAACTATGTGCTGGATCAGGCTGCAGTAGCCTATTTTTTGGATTGGGCTTCCCATTCTTCCAGCAACAGAGCTACAGACGAACTTGCCCGAAAATATGCGGTGAACGCTTCCGTGTTGAATACTTGTATCAAGCTTTATAACAGAAGCAATGATTATCGCAAATTGATGGGTGAAAAATATAACTGGGACATGATGGCCACTACCATCGAGACCCTACGCGAAGACTTTGGTCATGACCTTCCTGCCAGTACACTGCGCTTCCGCAAGAAAGTGAACGAATACAAGCAGTACGGTTACGAATGTCTGATAACCGGAAAATTCGGCAACCAGAACAAGCGGAAGGTGACTTACATGGACGAACGCCTGGTGATGAGTTTGAAAGTACTTCCCAACCAACCATACAACAGCGATGTGCATGAAATGTATCTGTCGTTTGTATGCGGTGAACTGGAAGTATGGGATCTGGAAACAGGAGAGATATTCAATCCGGAAGATTTTACGGACAAGAACGGGGAACCGAAAGAACTGAGCGAAAGCACTATCCGGAACATACTGAACAACCCGGCAAGCCAGCTGCTGATAGAAAAAGCCTTGCGTGGACGTATGGAATTCTATCATGAGCAAATGCCGCACATGCACCGTCATGGTGGGGAGTTCTCTTTGTCACAAATTACGATGGATGACGTGGATTTGCCGCGCAGAATGAAAGGCGGTGAGTATGTGCATGCCTATTATGCCTATGATGTGGTGAGCCAGTGCCGTATCGGTTTGGCCTACGGACGGGATAAGGACGATGCCTTGGTGGTGGACTGTTTCCGTGATATGTTCCGGCTCATCGAACGCAACGGATGGGGTATTCCAGCCGGTATTGAGGTGGAACAGCACTTGATGAGCAAGTATAAAGAAGGATTCCTGAAGGCTGGTGAGATATTTAAGTTTGTGCATTTCTGCGCCCCACAAAACTCACAGGAGAAATATTCAGAAGCTCTGAATGGTGTGTTCAAGACAACCATAGCACATAAGAACCATGAAGGCATTGGCCGCTGGTATGGTAAGGGTGCACGGCGGGTGGATCAGAAGAAAGTGAGCGACAGCAGCAACCACACCTGGGAAGACAGAAAGTATTATACGTTTGAAGAGCTTGTGGCGGATGACCGTCACGATTGTGAAGAATGGAACAATACGCTTCACCCCAATCAAAAGAAATATCCCGGAATGACCCGTTGGGATGTGCTTGTAGCCAAAATCAATCCGACCCTTCGACCGCTTGATAAATTGACTTTGAGCAGATATATTGGGGAAAAGGTAGAGACCAGTATTCGTAGAAATTCCACAGTACGTGTGGCAAATGCAGATTGGTGGCTGAGCGGTCCGGAAGTGCTGGAGCAGCTGGAACCAAACAACCGCAAGGTGACGGCCTACTACCTGCCGGATGAAGAGGGTAAGCCTACGGATGTCTTCCTGTTTCAGAACGACCGCTACCTTGACAAGGTTCGTCCGGTAGTGACTTACAACCGGGTGATGGCAGAACAGACCGAAGAAGACCGGGCAGCCTATACAGAGCAGGCTAAGATTGTGAGTCATTTCGGTAAATACCTCAATGACCACGCCATCGGCAAGGTGGGCACCGGTACACTGGATCAGCCAACAGATGACCCGGAAGAGGAACTGGAACTTCCCCCGGTGGAGCTATCCAATGATTTGCCAGCCGAATTGTCGGCAGATCCGGAATCAGATTATGAATGGCACTCCGGAATAAGCGAGGCAATGAGGGCCATCAGTGACATGTAAGAATAGAATTAGAACAACATTAAAACAGCGTTAGAATTATGATTACAGAAGCGCAAAAACAGAAGATTTTAGCAGCGATAGCCGCCAACCGTGCGAACTATCCCAGTGATGCCAAGCATGCTGCTTCTTTGGGCATCAGTACGTCTGTGTACAGTGCAATCAAGAACGGACAGACAGACAAAGCCCTGAGCGATGCCAACTGGATAAGCATTGCCCGCAAATTAGGGGTAAACCTCCGTGGTGAAATGGAATGGAAAGCAGCCAAGACCCCGACCTTTGAATATATCACTGCTCAGCTGGAGTTCTCGCAGCAGTCCAGTCTGTCGGGTATCCTGTGCGACATGCCCAATATCGGCAAGACTTTCACGGCACGTTATTATGTGCAGAGCCACAAGAATGCCGTTTATATCGACTGCTCGCAGGTAAAGACAAAATTGAAGTTGGTACGCAAGATTGCTGCAGAGTTTGGTGTGGACAGCAAGGGAAAGTATTCTGATGTGTATGAAGACCTGGTATATTACCTCCGTTCGATGGAAACCCCGCTTATCATCCTCGATGAAGCAGGCGACCTGCAGTATGAAGCTTTTCTGGAACTGAAGGCCTTGTGGAATGCCACTGAGCGCTGCTGCGCCTGGTATATGATGGGGGCAGACGGATTGAAAGAGAAAATCAACCGGTCCATAGAATGTAAGAAGGTGGGCTATACCGAAATGTTGAGCCGTTATGGTGACCGGTACAGCAAGGTGACTCCGGATGATGGAAAGGAGCGCGAACAGTTCTTGAACAACCAGGCACGTATTGTAGCCAAGGTAAATGCTCCTGCAGGGGCTGATATAGCCCAGATTGTACGGAAGACACGTGGTGGTTTGAGAAGAGTCTATACCGAGATTGAGAAACTTAAAATGACAGCGGAATAATGAAGCGTGCGTACAGTCCGAAGGAAATAGCCGCCAAGAAATGGGTGACCTTGTCGTGGAATGAGAAATGGAGCAAGCCTTTCGGGTTCCCGGCAGAGAACGCTTCGTGGTTCATCAGTGGTGCCAGTGCTGCCGGAAAGAGCAGCTTCGTGATGCAGCTGGGCAAGGAACTGTGCAACTACGGGGTGGTGTTATACCTCAGCTATGAGGAAGGTGTGAACCAGAGTTTCCAGCGCAGAATGGGTTATTTGAAAATGAACGAAGTGCAAGGCAGGTTCCGGGTGGTTGTGGGCGAAAGCTGCGAAGAACTCATGGAGCGGCTGAAGAAGCCGAAGAGCCCTAAATTCATTATCATTGACTCTTTTCAGGTTGCCCCATGGGAATATCCCGATGCCGTGGAGTTGATGAAGAGTTTTCCAAGAAAGTGCTTTATATGGGTAAGCCAAGAGAAAAAGAGCCAACCGATGGGGGGTGGTGCGTTGAAACTTAGATATATCTGCGACATGAAATTGCGTGTGGTGGGATATAAGGCCTACTGTCAGGGAAGATCAATCGGTGATCCGGGAAGCTACTTTGTGGTATGGGAAGACGGAATCATTCAAACAAGTAATAATTTACCAAAGTGATTATGGATAATAACGAAAAGGCTTT